CGCGGCCCAGCAGAGGCACACCATGCAGACCGAGCAGCAGCTCGCGGCCATCGCCGCGGCCCTCGGCGCGGGCTCCCCCGAAGAGGCCCTCGCCGCCATCGCCACCCTGAAGAAGCACGCCGAGCGCGCCGAGACCGCCGAGCGCGAGCTCGCCACCCTGCGCGCGGAGCTCGCCCAGCGCGACGCCGCTGCGGCCGCCCAGGCCCGCGAGACCGTGCTGGTGAAGCACCGCGACCGCGGCGCGCTCACTCCGGCGATGGAGGCCGACGCCCAGTACATGGGCGACCTCGCGCCCCTCTCCGCGGAGGCCCTCGACCGCGTGCTCTCGAAGCTCCCGGGCGCCCCGGTGCCCGTCGCCGTGAAGCGCCCCGAGGGCGCGCAGCCCGGCGCCGCGGCCGAGTCCGACGACATCACCGCGACCGACCGCGAGTGGGCCAAGCGCTTCGGCGTCAAGGCCGAGGACATGCAGCGCGCCGTGAAGCGCGACCGCGAGCGCGCCTCGGCGCGTGGTCTCGCGGACACCGAGTGATCCGCACAACCCCCTGACCGGAGACCACAGATCATGACCGCACTCGCCAAGAACTTCGCCCGCAAGCGCATGGGCGTCGACCCCGTCCTCGCCATGAGCTTCGCCGTCGGCCTCGCCGCGTCGACCCACGTCTACGCGGGCTCGATGGTCGCCATCAACCAGGCCGGCAACCTCGTGCCGGCCAGCGCCGACGCCTCGCTCCACGTCGTGGGCGTGGCCGAGGAGGAGGCGGACAACAGCTCCGGCTCCGCGGGGGACCTCTCGCTCGCGCCGCGGCGCGGCCCCTTCTACTTCACCAACAGCTCGAGCACCGACGCCATCACCGACGCCGACATCGGTCGCGCGTGCTTCGTCGTCGACGACAACACCGTCGCGAGGACCTCGAACGGCGGCGCCCGGCCCGTCGCGGGCATCGTCGAGGGCGTCGACAGCTTCGGCGTCGCCGTCTCCGTCGGGATGCCCGGCGTCGGCCTCGGCGGCGCCATCGACGTGCTCTTCCCCGCGGGCGCGGACCTCTCGAGCAGCCAGTTCCTCTTCGTGAAGCTCAACGGCTCCTCGCAGGTGGTCCTCGCCGACACCGCGGGTGAGGCTGCCCTGGGCGTGCTCCAGAACGCCCCCGCCAACGGCGCCATCGCGCGGGTGCGCGTGCAGGGCGTCTCGAAGATCGTCGCGGGCGCGAGCCTCTCCGACGGCGCCGTCGTCGCGACGCAGGTGACCACCGCGCGCGCGAAGGCCGCCGTCGCCGGGACCGTCGCGGGCGGCGCGGGCGACCCCGCCAACGACGCGCTCGTCGCGTCTTTCGCGATGGGCCGACTCCTCGCCGACGGCACCAACGGCAACGCGACCACGATGCTCGTGCAGCCGATGGGCGCCATCCCCACCACCGCGGCGTGACCGCGGACACCCCTCACGCCACGGAGACCTAGACCATGTCCATCCTCGTCAAGCACGCGGACCTCGCGGCCCTCGACCGCACCCTCAAGAGCGCCTTCCTCGGCGCCTACGAGGGCGGCGGCTACACGCCGCGCTGGCCCCTCCTCGCCTCGCGCCAGTCGTCCACCTCGAAGAGGAACACCTACCCGTCGATCATCGACGCCGCCTCGATCCGCGAGTGGAGCGAGGGCGAGCGCGTGGTCAACGGCCTGGTGATCGAGGGCGCCTCGGTCACGAACCAGAAGTGGGAGCTGACCTACGGCATCCGCCGGGAGGACCTCGACGACGACCTCACGGGGACCGTCGCGCAGGCCATCTCGCGCGTGCGCTCGGGCGCCGGGAAGTACCTGCGGCACCCCGACAAGCTCATTTTCAACATCATCAAGTCGAACGGCACCGCCCTCGACGGCGTGGCGCTCTTCTCGGCGTCGCACCCGGTGAACCCGAAGGACAGCGCCACGGGGAACTTCAGCAACACCACGACGGGCGCCCTCACGGCGACCAACGTGGCCGCCGCGCGCGCCGCGATGATGGAGCTCGTGGGCCCCGACGGGGACCCGCTCAACGAGAACCCCAACGTCATCCTCGTGCCCCCGGCGCTGGAGACCACGGCGCGCAAGATCGCCCAGGCCGACGAGGTCATCTACAGCGCGACGGCCACCGACACGCGCGAGATGAACGTCTACAAGGGCAACTACACCGTGGTCGTGGCGCCCCACCTCGCGGCGAGCTTCTCCAGCGGGAGCGACGCGTACTGGTACCTCCTCGACACGAACGACCCCGAGGACCGCGCCCTGATCTTCCAGGAGCGCGAGCCGGTCGAGCTCGTGACCCTCTTCGACCTGGCGGACCCGAACGTCTTCCAGCGCGACGAGTACGTCTGGGGCACCCGCGCGCGGTACACCGCGGCCGCGGGCAACCCCAAGAAGATCTGCCGCCGCACGGGCTGATCCGTGGCCTACGCCAGCCGCACCGACCTCACCACGCACGGCCTCTCCAGCGCCGCCATCGGGAGCATCTCGACGACGGCGCAGGACGCGGCCCTCGACGCGGCCTCCCGCGTCGCCGACAGCTACCTGCGCGCGCGGTACACGACGCCCGTCACCGGGTACGGCGTGGACCTCACGCGCGCGGTGTGCTCCATCGCGGCGTGGGACCTCCTCTCCGTGCGCGGCTTCGACCCGCAGCGCGGCGGGGACGAGGCGGTGCGGCTGCGCGCCGAAGACGCGCTGCGCTGGCTGCGCGACGTCTCCGCGGGGAAGGCGCACCTCGCGGGGATCACCGAGAGCGAGTCGGAGAGCTGGCCCGAGGCCCTCGGCGTCGTCTCCGACGAGTCCCGGGGCTGGTGATGGGCCTGCGCGAGTCGGGCACCCCGCTGGACGCGCTCGTCGCCGCCCTCGACGACTTCGCCGCGCGCGCGCCCGACCGGATGCTGCGCGCGATGGCCCGCGCCGGGGACGACCTCGTGCGCGAGGGCTTCGACCGCTCGCGCGCCCCCTCGGGCCAGCCGTGGCGCCCGCTCGCCCGCGGCAGGCCGCGCGGCAGACCCGGCCGCCGCCCGCTGGTCGACACCGGCCAGCTCCGGGCGTGGGCGTCGCACGCGATGGTCACGGGCACCCGCGCGACGTGGGACGCTCCGAGCTACGGCGCGTTCCACCAACTCGGGACCGCGCGCATCCCTGCGCGCCCCTTCCTCCCGCCGGGCCTCCTGCCCACCACCTGGGCGATCCGCCTTCGCTACGCCGCCGAGCAGTCCCTCCCGCGCGTCTGATGGCCCTCTCGACCACATTCGACACGATCGCCGCGGCGATGGTCGCGGCCTTCCCAACGCTCCAGACGGGCCTCGGGCAGCGCGCCCTCGACGCGGCCGGGAGCTACCCGCGGATGGTCTGGGTGCCGTCGCGCGACACGCTCACCGCGCCGACGCGCGACCGATCGCTCCAGCGGTCGATCCGCACCTGCGAGACGAGCGTGGTGGTCTTCCTCTGGGGCGAGACCATCGCCGCCGTCGAAGACATGCGCGAGCGGCTCCTCACGGAGCTGCAAGCCGCTGCGCCGGGCGCGTGGGACGTCTCGACGGGCGAGTGGGCGGGCCCCGGCGTGACGACTGCGGGCGAGCAGCTCGCGCTCACGATCGCGCTGCGGTTCAGCCAGCACGAACTCCCCGCGCCCACCACCGTGACCATCACCGCCGTCGCTCCGGACACCGCGGGCGCGGCACCTGCTGACGGCAACCTCGACGTCGGAGAGACCACCCTATGAGCCTCGCGTCTGCATCCCTCACCATCGAAGACGGCGGCCTCGGCGCCGCGCGCGTCCTCTCTCGCCCGCCCGCCGTGGTCGGATGCTCGTCGGGCGGCACCGCCGCGACGCCGACGCTCATCTCCAGCTCGGAGGATGCGATCACGGAGTTCGGCTACGGCCAGCTCGTGGAGCTGATCGCGCTCTACCTGAAGATCGCGGGCGGCCCCGTGCTCGCGTGCAAGGCCGGGACGGTCACCGCCGGGAGCCTCGGCGGCTACGCCCAGGAGGGCGGCGGCAGCGGCGCCGCGGGGAGCTTCACCGCGGGCGGCTCGAACACGAGCACCGCGATCCCCGCGCTCACGGGCACGACCACGATCCCGCGCGCGGTGCGGGTGAAGGTCACCACTGCGGGTGCGAACATCGCCGCGAACCCGGTGGTGCAGGTGAGCGTCGACGGCGGCATCACCTGGTACGCGGCCGACGCGGTCAACGTGAGTGCGACCCCGACCGCCATCGGCGACACCGGGCTCCTCCTCGCGTGGACCGACGGGTCGTTCGTTCTCAATGATTTCTGGCTCGCGGTGGGCGCGGACAGCGCGACGCCGGGGGATGCCTCGGGCGCCACGGTGCTGACCCTCTCGGGCACCCCGCGCGACGCCTACGACGTGCGCGTTCTCGTGACCCGCGCGGCGACCACGCCCTCCGCGGGCACCGGCGCGGTGAAGTACAGCCTCGACGGCGGGCGCACCTACAGCACCGAGGTCGCGGTCCCGACGAGCGGGAACCTCACCCTCGGAAACACCGGGATCACCGTCGCGTTCAGCGCCGCGAGCCTCGCGGTCGACGACGAGTACCGGTTCAAGACCACGGCGCCGGCGTGGGACGGCACGACCCTCGACGCCGCCCTCGACGCGCTCGCCGACAGTGCCCACGACCACGAGTTCGTGCACGTCGCCGAGGCCCTCGACGCGACGAGCGCAGGCACGCTCAAGACCTCCATCGAAGGTCTCTCGACCAGCGGCATCTACCGCTGGGGCTACGGCTCGCCGCGCGACCAGGGCGCGACCATCGAGGGCGAGACCGCGAGCGCGTGGCAGACCGTGCTCCTCGGCGCCTCGCCCGGGTTCAGCGCGTTCAACTCGAAGCTGATCAAGATCGACGCGGGCGCGGCCTACATCGCGATGATGGACGGCTCCGAGCTGCGGCGCCCCGTCGCGTGGGCGATCGGCCCGCGCCTCGCGCTCGTGCGCGAGGTGAGCGGCGGGTCCGGCCTCGCGGAGCACCCGGGCCGCGTGAAGAGCGGCGCGCTGGCCGGGATCGCCCAGGGCGACCTCATCCACGACCTGCGACTGCTCACGAGCCTCACCACGGGCCGCTTCGGCGGCGCGCAGTCGCTGGTGGGCCGCAACGGGTACTTCGCCACGGACACCACGATGGCCTCGTCGGGGTCTGACTACCGCAAGGTGATGAACACCCGCGTCATCGTCGAGGGCTCGCGCGTCGGAATGGACGCACTGACGGAGCTCATCAACGACGACTTCCGCACCGCGACCGGCGGCGTGATCGACCGCCGCGACGCGAGCGCCGTCGACGCCTACCTCACCGGAGAGCTGCGCGCCGCGATGGTCGAGACGAACCTCGCCAGCGCCGCGAGCGCGCAGGTCAACCGCACCGACAACATCCTCTCGACGGAGACCATGCGCGCCGCGCTGCGCATCCGTCCGAAGGGCTACGCCACCACCATCGAGGCCACCATCGGCCTCACCTCGGAGTGACCATGGGCGCGCTGATCAGCGGCAAGTTCTACAGCTACGCCTCCGTGGAGGCCCGCGTCGACGGTGGGCCCCCCGTCCAGGCCAAGGGCATCAAGTACGGCTACAAGGTGGCCGAGACCATCGTGAAGGGTCGGCGCGGGCCCCGCGGGCGCACGCGAGGCCAGATCGAGCTCGAAGAGGGCACCCTCACGCTGTACGAGGCCGACTACCGCGACCTCGCGACGGCCGGGTGGCTCGACCGCATCCACACCATCGCGGTCACCTACTCCGAGGGCGACGACCAGCCGGTCCACACCGACACGCTCATCGGCGTGCGCTTCCTTGGCGACGGCAACAGCGGCGCGGAGGAGGGGACCGACGCCATCGAGCACGCGATCCCCTTCAGCTTCCTGGGCATCCTGGTGAACGGCGTCTCGCCGATCGGGGACTGAAGATGGACGACGAGAACAACGAGCTCGTGGCGCAGACCGAGACCGAGCAGAACGCCGAGGCCGAGGCCGCGCTGCAGAAGCTCCTCGATGAGCTGCGTCCCAAGCACGGCGCGCTGAGCGGCTACTACGTCGAAGGCTTCGGGCCCTTCGTCTTCAAGAAGGGCGGGCACGCCGACTGGAAGCGATCCAAGGCGCAGCGCCTCCAGGTGCTCACGAAGCCCGAGGTCGTGGCGATGGCGAACACGAACCTCGCGCGCTCGCTCCTCGTGCACCCTGACGCGGCGACCTGGGAGACCTTCGCGCAGGCGGAGCCCGGCGCGGCCGACGAGCTCGGGAGCGAGCTCTTCGCGCGCCTCGACGGAAGCGCGCGGGTGATCCTGGGAAAAGCCACGAGCTGATCCGGGAGGCGGAGCGCGACGAAGACGTCGCCGCGGACTGCATCCTCGCGCTCCTGCACCACGACATCGAAGGGGCTTCTCCCGAGGCCCGCGCGGGCGCGCTGATCCTGGGCCGCATGGCCCTCGGGACTGACGCGCTCATCCAGGGCATCGCCAAGGCCGCGCCGAAGAAACCATGAAGACGACGTGGACGCTGGAGCTCAAAGGGGACCGCGCGCAGCGCGTGGCGCGCAGCCTGCGGCGCGACCTCCAGTCGCTCCAGAGCGCCCTCGAAGGCGTCGACCTTGCCGCGCGGCGCACCAACAGCGCCCTCGGGGCGATGTCCTCGCCCGCGGCCGTGCAGCGGCGCGTGCGGGGCGAGCGAGAGGTCGAGCGCGCTGCACAGCGCACCCACGAGGTGCGCCGCAGCGGATCCAAGCGCGTCGCGCAGGACGAGCGGGTTCAGGCGCGCATCCGCGTCAGCGTCGACCGGGCGCAGCGCGCCAACGCCCGCGCCGCGGAGCGCGAAGCGCAGCGGGCCTCCCGCCGCCAGGACCAGGACCGACGGCGCGCAGAGCGCGATGCCGCGCGCGCTGACCGCACGTGGCGGCGCGAGATGCGCGAGCGCGGGCGGCTGGCGCTGTTCAACCACCGCCTCGACCAGCGCGCGACGCGCGAGGCAGAGCGCCAGCACCAGCGGTCCATCCGCGAGCTCGGCCGCCCAAACGAGACGCTGTCGATGCTCGGCGGCGTCGGCGGTGTCATGGGGCGCATCGCGTCCGTGGCGGCGCAGATCACCGCGACGGCCGCCGCGATGGTCACCGGCTTCGCGGCCGTCGGCTTCGAGATCGGCCGGTGGATCGTCCAGATGGCGACGTTCCGCGAGTCCGCCGTCACCACGCTCGGCGCGGTGCTGGGCGGGCGCGGCACGGGCGCGGGGAGCGTGGGGCGCGTCGGCGCCGCGGCGTTCCGGCGCTCGCAGGCCATCGCGCGGCTCACTCCAGCCGACGAGCGCAGCGCCATCGAGGCCGACGTGCAGATCGCGTCTGCGGGGTTCCGCGGGCGGCAGGCGGAGCGCGTCTCCGCGGCGTCCCTCGACGCGCAGGCCCTCAACAGCCTCGACCCCACCGCGCAGCGCCGCTTCGTCTTGGGGCTCTCGCAGCTCCACGGGTCCGCCCGCGCGCGCGAGGAGGACATCCGGCAGACCGCGTTCGCAGCAGGGATCGGCCCGCAGGCTGTGACCCGGCGCGCGGCACAGCTCGCAGGCGTGACTCAGAACACCGGCGAGACGGACATCGCCTACCAGCGGCGCATCGACCAGGCGCGCCTCGGCGGGCGGATCACCGGTCGCATCGCGGAGGAGGCGGTCCTCCAGGAGCTGCAGAGCGTCACCGGCCAGCGCCTCGGCGGCTTCGCGCGCCTGCGCGGGCGCTCGCTCGGCGGCGCGGTGTCGAACCTCGAAAGCGCCCCGCTCGGGATGCTCACGAGCTTCGGCGTCGACCAGCTCCCGGGCATGATCGCGCTGCGCGACACCATCGCGGCGCTCGGCAACGCCCTCAGCGGCGCGAGCCCTGCGGGGATGCGCCTTCAGCGGTCCATCGCGGGCATCATCGACACCGCGGGACAGGCCATCGGGTCGTTCCTCACGCCCGAGCGCATCGAGCAGTTCGTGGGGATGATCGCGGACGCGCTCCCGCAGATCGCGGAGGTGATCCGCCTCGTCTCGGGCCCGGCGCTCGAAGGGCTCCAGCGCGGCCTCGGGCCGCTCATGACGATGTTCAGCAGCGGCGCGAACGACCGCGAGACCACCCTCGCGTTCTTCCAGCAGCTCGCCGAGTCCCTCGGGTACATCGTCGGCGTCAGCGTCCGCATCACGGTCGCGCTCGCGGCGCTCTTCGCGACCCTCGCGATCCTCGGGGACGGCGCCATCCAGATGTTCGACGCGATCATCAGCGCGCCCATGAGGCTCATCGAGGTGCTCACCACGGCGCGCGCGCAGGTGGGCGAGCTGGCCGCGGGCATCGGCACCGCGATCGCCGACGGCATCCGCACCGGCATCACGGGCGCGGTGGGCTCCGTGCGTGAGACGGTGGGCTCGTTCGCGGGCTCCATCGTCTCGACGGCGCGCGGCGTGCTCGACATCAACTCCCCCTCGCGGGTGTTCGCGCAGATCGGCGCCTACACCGCCGAGGGCTTCGCGATCGGTCTCGAGCGCGGCCGCCCCGACGTGGGCGCCGCGGTCTCCGGGATGCTCTCCGCGCCGGGCGCTGTCGGCGGCGCGGGTGCGCGCGGGCCCGTCACCATCAACGTCGTCGTCGAGGGCCGCAGCGGCGAAGACGACGAGGGCCTCGCGGATCGCATCGCGCGGCGCGTGGCGGACCTCTTCGCGGGGGACCTGGACCGCGCCGCGCTCACGGTGGGCTGATGGCACTCCCCTTTCCCCAAGGTCCCGACGGCGATGCGTGGTGGGAGATCACCATCGCGGGCGTGGCCTTCCGCGGCGAGGTGGAGGTCGACGGCGCCAAGCGCGCGATCCGCGCCGACGTGCGCAACCGCCGCGGCGCGCGCGGCGCATCCATCGCGACCCACGGGCGCAAGCTCGCGGAGCCCAAAATCACGCTGCGCGCGTGGGATGCAGAGCAGCACGCGCAGCTCGAAACCATCGCGGAGCGCGCGTTCCCCTCGACGCGCACGGCCCGTCACGACGCCGTGGCGGTCGACTACCCCCTCCTCGCGTTCCACGGCATCACCCAGGTGCTCGTGGTCGAGGTCGAGGGCCCCAAGCGCCTCGACAACGGCATGACCGAGATGGTCCTCAGCACCTACGAGTACCACCCGCCGCCCCCCGCGGCGGCATCGAGGCGCCCTGACCCGGCCGCGGAGCCCGCGGACGATCTCGACCCCGAGATCGGGGCGGCCTACCGGAACAACCCCATCCCGACGCCTCCCTCGCAGGGCGCCGCGCCCGCGGCTCCTGCGCGCCTGGGGGCTCGCTGATGGAGGTCTCGCTCAACGGCCTCCCGGTGACCCGGTGCACAATCCTCGCGCCCCGCATCGGCGCGTGGACCGCGGACGTCGCCGTCGACACCGAGACCGACATCGTCGGCGCGGTGTCCCTCGTCATCGACGGCGTCACGCTGCGCGGCGCCGTGGCCCGCGGCGGCGTGGCCTACGGGCGTTGGAGCGGGCGCATCGTCGGCGGCGCGGGCGGCCTGTCCCGCCCCGTCGCCCCCGTCGCGCAGTACGCCACGACGCTCGCCGTGGCCCTCGCGGATGTGCTGCGCGAGGCCGGAGAGACCCTCGCCGCGACCAGCGGGGACCTCTCGACGAACGTCACGCGCTGGCACCGCGCCGCGGGCACCGCCGCGAACGCGGTCGCCGACGTCGCGCGCGCGGCGGGGTACGCCTGGCGCGTGCTCGCCGACGGCACGGTCTGGATGGGCGCGGAGACCTGGCCCGCTGCGACCGTGACCGGCGTGGAGCTGCTCGACTGGCGCCCCGAGCTCGGTCGCGCGGAGCTCGGGGGCGACACGTCGGCGCTCCTGGGGATCCTCCCCGGGCAGACCCTCACCCTCGACGCGATCACCCTGCGCGCCGGGTGCGTAGAGCACCGGATCGACGCGGGCGAGATCCGCACGGTGGTGTTCGCGGAGCCCGCGGAGAAGCCCTCCGGGCGCTTCGTAGACGCGCTCGCGCGGCTCGTGGCGGCGCTCACCCGGCGCGTGGACTACCTGGGGACCTTTCCGGCGCGCGTCGTTCAGCAGCACGCCGACGGCACCCTGGACCTGCGCCCCGACGACGAGAGCCGCCTCGCGAGCTGCACCCGCGTCCCGCTGCGACACGGCCTCCCCGGCGTCACTGCGGTGTCCGTCGCGGCCGGGACGCGCGTGCGCCTCGCCTTCGACGCAGGCGACCCCGCACGGCCCTACGCGGCCCTCTGGGACGCCGGGAACGCCACCTCCCTGACCTTCAACGGGAGCGCGCGCCGCTTCGCGCGGACGAACGACACCAGCGCGTGCGGGACGCTGATCACCGTGGCCGGGAGCGTCGTCTCGTACATCCCGCCCGGTACCCCGCTCCCTGACCCGCTCCCTGTGGGCGGCACCGCGATCGCCCTCTCGGGCGTGATCACCGGGACGAGTGACCTCCGTGGCTGACCTCGGCACCGACATCTCGACGCCCGCGGGGACCGACGGCCTCCCGGGCCTGGACCCCGCGTTCCGCGTCGTCTCGGGCCGCACCGCGCTCGCGCAGGCGCTCCTGCGACGCCTCACCACGCCCCGCGGGTCCCTCGTGGGCGACGCAGGCTACGGGCACGACGTGCGCGCCTGGGCGAACGACACGCTCGACGCGGGCGCGCTGCGGCGGATCGAGGCGCGCGTGGCCGACGAGCTCCGCGCCGACGAGCGCGTGGACGACGTTGCCGTGGTCGCGACCTTCGCCGCGGAGGTACTCCGCATCGTCGCGCGGGTGCGCCCCGTCGACGGCTCCGCGCCGCTGCGCCTCACCCTCGCGGTGTCCACCGTCACCGCCGAACTCCTTTCCGCCGAGGCCGCCTGATGGTCACCAGCGTCTCCGAGCTCATCACCGAGAAGACGGAGAGCACCATCCTCGCGGAGCTGCTCGCCGCGGCGGCCGCGCTCGAACTGCCGACCACGAGCTGGCAGAGCGGGAGCGTCCCGCGCGTGCTCCTCCAGTGCGACGCGCGCGCCCTCGCGGACCTGCGTGCCAGCGTGCGGTCCATCGCCCTGGGCGCGTACCTCGACGACGCCGAGGGCGGCTGGCTCGACATCCTCGCGCTCGGGAAATACGGCGTCTCGCGGGTGCTCGCGACCTTCACCGAAGGGTACGTGCGCCTCACCGACACGGGCGGCGCGGGGCCGTGGTCCATCGCCGCGGCGGCCCTCGTGGTGAGCGACGGCACGCTCCGGTTCCGCTCGACGAACACCACCACCCTGACGCTCCCCGCCGGCGGCACCCTCGACGTGCCCGTGCGCGCGGAGGGCACGGGCGCGGACTACAACGTCTCGACGCTCGCGACGCTGGTCTCTCCCGCGCTCGCCGGGGTGACCGTGACCTCGCCCGCGTACGGCGGCGGCGCGACCTGGCGCACGGCCGACGGCGCCGACGACGAGGGCGACGAGTCCGTGCGTGTCCGGTGCCGCGCGCGCTGGGGAACCCTCGGCCGCGGCGCGAACGACGACGCGTACATCTACCTCGCGACGACGTGCCCCGACGCGCCCGCGATCACCCGCGCCAAGGTGGTGTGGGGCATCGGCGACGGCACCGTGCAGGTGTACATCGCCACGTCGAGTGGGCCCGCTTCGCCCTCCGAGGTCGCGGCGGTGAAGGCGTACCTCGACACCAACGCCCCTGGCACCGACACGCCGGAGGTCGACGCGGCCGCGGCCGTCGCCATCGCGATCACCGCCACGATCACCACGACGGACACGTCGAGCGCGAACGAGACCGTGATCGACGACGCGCTCCAGGCCCTGCAGGCGTCCCTCGACATCGGCGACGACGTAGACCTCGGCGCGATCTACCACGCCTGCTACGCGGGCACGGGCGTGCGGGACGTGGACCTCTCGGTCTCGCCCGCCGCGGACGTGTCGATCGGCGCGCACCAGATCGCCTCGCTCTCCTGGACGCTCACCCTCAGCGCGCCGTGACCGACACGTACCGCGAATACCACCGCGCGCTGCACCCCACGTGGGCCCGCAACGCCGCGGGCCTCGCGTGGGCCGACACGCACGGCGACGCGAAGGACGCGCTCATCACCGCGGCGCAGGACGCCGTGGCGGTGGGGATGGCGCACCTCGCGCCCGCAGACGCCCTCCCGCGCCTCGGCGCGGACGCGCGAATCCCGCGCCTCCCCGACGAAGACGACGAGGACTACCGCGCGCGCATTGCGGGCGCGTGGGAGTCGCACGGGTGGGTCGGCACCGTCTGGGGGATGGCCTACGCGCTGAAGTTGATCGGCGTCCCGTCGCGACCCATCGCGCAGCGCCGATGGGCGACGGCGCCCGATGGCCGCGCGGACCTCTGGGCCCGGTGGTGGATCCACATCCCCCTCGGCGCGATCACCGTCGGCTCCGTGGCGGTCGGCAGCGGGTGGACCGTCGGCAGCGGCGCGTCGCCCTTCTTCCTCCTCACCGTCGGTGGCGGGTGGGAGGTCGGCGACGGGAGCACCGTGGGCTCGACCGCCACCGTCGCGCAAATCGACGCCATCCGCCGCCAGCTCGCGCGCGCCAAGAGCGCCCGCGACCGCGTCGAGGCGGTGTTCCTCGGGGAGCACGCGGTCTACGTCGGCCTCGAAGACCTCACCGTCGGCGCGTTCGTCGTGGGCTCCGAGCCCACCATCGCGTGGCGCCGACCGCTCACGATCGGCGGGGGCTGGACCGTCGGCAACGAGACCTCCGGCACGGGCCCGTGGTGGCCGCGCGTCGGGCACGACTTCATCGTCTGAACCCTGGGAGATCCCCATGACCGCGACCGCTTCGTTCACGCCCACCGCAGAGTTCGTCACCGGCTCCGTCCTCACGCTCGCCGACGGCGACCCCGGCGACGCCGCCTCGCTCAACGCCGCGCCCAAGAGCGCGCTCAACCAGGCCGCACACCTGCTCGCCGCGGTCGACGGGCTCCTGGTGTGGGCGCGCAAGGCGCGCGTCGCGACCGGTGGCGCGTCGTCTGGGAACACCGGGATCTACGTCCCGCCCATCGAGGCGGTGTCGCTGCTCAACGGGTCAACGTGGGTGGCGAAGGCGCTCGCGACGGAGACGCAGCTCACCACCGCGGACCACTTCGGCGGCGGGACGCTGGCCGCCGATACGAACTACTACGTCTACGCGGTGCTGAGCGGCGGCGCGCTCTCGTTCGAGATCTCCACCACCGCGCCGGATGCGGCGCTGACCTGGAAGACCGGGGCGACGGGCACGGCCCGGTACCTCTTCGCGGTGCACACCAACAGCAGCGGCGTCCCGCTCCCGATGCAGATGTCGGGCGGCAGGTACCGCTACCGCGTGTCGGCGATCACCTCGACGGAGCTGCGCGCGCTGAACGCGTCGGCCGTCGCCGGGGTCGCGACGGACGTGATCCTCGCCCGCGCGGGTGTGGCCGGGCGCGAGCTCCTCCCGGCGCACGCGCGCATCGCGTGTCTGCGCGCCGTGTGCATCTCCAGCGGCAACAGCGCGTCGGATCAGGTGACCGGGCTCGTCTACACGAACGGCGACACCACGACGCCCACCGCGCGCTTCGTCATGTACCCGCAGATCGCATCGCAGGAGATGCGGATGGACTTCGACATCGAGTGCGACAGCGCCCGCACGGTGGACTACACGCTCGCGGTGGGGAACGCCGACGGCGGCGATCCGACGTTCGGGTCGTTCGACCTCTACGTTCTCGGCTTCGACGAGTAGGCTGGCGGTCACTGGATGTTCGCGGAGACCGCGGCGAACTTCGCGACGAGGCGGTAGGCGGGCTGGCCGCCGACCATCGCGTCGGGCTGACGCATCCAGCTCATCTGCGGCATGGTGCAGGGCGTGCCCGAGAGGAGCTGGCAGAGCGTCTGGTTGAGCGCCGAGACGTTGATGTTGCGCGCGGCCTCGACGGTGATCGCCGCCTCGACGGTGCCGCCCATCGCGGTCTCCCACTCGCTGGTGCACTCGTTGTAGCGGCCGGCGCGGATGCGGCCGAGGCCGATGCAGCCGCGGTCCATGGTCACGGGCACGTCCACGAGGCGCGCGTTCGCGAGCGGGAGCTCGACGAGGATCGAGCCGTCATCGTTGAAGATCGGGAGGTTGACCGTCGCCATCGAGTCGACGGTGGAGACCGTGCTGGTCCCCATGGTCATGCCCGCCGCGGGGTTCCAGCGGTTCGGCATCCCGCCCATCGCCGGCGCGTTGTTGTTGTAGTACGCGAACGTGCCGTCCATGAGGCCCAGACCAACCGTCCCGCGGGTGAACATGCGGTTGAGCGGGCCGGTGCGGAACGTGTTGCTCATGAAGTCGAAGCTCATGCCCCAGAGGAAGCGGCCGTCGCGGAGCGGGGGGTTGACCACGCCCGCGATGAGCGGGCTCGCGAGGGCCACCGGCTGGGTGATGGTGAGCGCCGTGACGCGCCACGAGGGCATCATCGCGTTGCTCATGAAGCGCTGCCGCGGACAGAGCGGGTCGGTGCCCTCCTCTGTGTAGCAGCTCGCCGGGCCCGCATCGCCGACCGGCGTGTCCACCGCCGGCACGTCCCGCGAGGGGACCACATCGCCGACTGCGACCACGTCCACCGGCGCTCCGCCGTCACCGGTCGACGGGGCATCCGCTCCGCCCCCGTCGATGGCTGCGACCGCATCCGCCACTCCGCCCCCGTCCGGGCACACGCACGCGCCGACGGTCCCCGCTGCGGTGCAGGTCTGCACGCCGCTCGCGCCGGGGCAGGCGCAGGTGGTGGTGGTCCCCGGGGTGCAGTCCCGGGGCGCGATGACGGGGTCGGCAGAGCAACCGAGCAGGACCAGGGCGAGGGCGAGGTGACGCATCGCCCCACGATACGTCACCCGGGCTGCCAGCCAAACGGGATCGCGCCGGGGGCGAGCGGGCGCTTCAGGACGATCACCGGCGCCATCGCCGCGCGGTCCCACGCCTGCACCGTGATCGCCACGAGCTCCCACCCTTCGAGCCCGAGCTGCGGCTGCATGTGCGCTGGCGTCCCGGCGAGGATCTCCACCCGATACTCCCACTGCTGCATGGCGCCCGAGGCTACCCCGCGCGCGCCGCGCTGAGAGCTCCCCCTCCGCCCCATCCCTGACCCCTCGCCGCGGCCCCTGGCCGCGAGGAGCGCCCCCTCATGTCCTTCTGCCGACGCTACGCGACCGCTGAGGTCCCTCTCGACCAGGTCCCCTTCGACGCCGCCACGGGGCTGCGGTCCCACCAGCTCACCGCGGCCTCGTCCTCCATCTCGCTCGCGCCGGGTGCGTACGTCGCGACCCTCGACGGCTCCATCGCCGCCGTGCTGCGTCTCGGAGCCGCTGCTGCCGCGCCCACGCCCGACGCCGCCGAGATCGCGGGCTCGTTCTACCTGCCCGCGGGCGGCGCGGCGGGCTTCGTGATCGAGGGCGCGGCCGACGTCGCGCTCCACGGGCTGCTGCTCTCGGCGGGGACCTCGAACCTCTACCTCATGCGGGTGCAGTGATGGGACTGAAGCAGGTCACTGCGAACCCCACGGTGCAGGCCGTGGCGGCGGTTCTGCTCGCGGCGCTCGGCGTCGTCGGCGTGTCGTCGGTGCGCGGGACGCTGGGCGTCTCCGCTGACCCCACCACGCGCCACGGCGAGCTCGCGGTGCGCGTCGACGCGGGCGGCGCGGACGTGACCGCGCTCGCTGCGGTGGACCCGGGCACCACGGGCCAGGTGTTCACGGTCGGCGACGCCGGGATCCCGGTGTGGCGCGCGGCTGCCGCAGGAGGCCCCGTCGCGGGGAGCGGCACCTACGCGTCGCGTCCTGCGTCCCCCTCCCTCGGCGACACGTACACGGTCACGTCGGGCGCGCGGACGGGCAGCGTGTACCGCTGCGACGTGGCGGGGGCGTGGGTGCTCTCGCGCGTGCTCCCGCTGATCTCGACGGCGACGGCCGCGGAGCTGCTCGCCTTCGACGCGGAGAGCATCCTCGACGTGGTCGGGCAGTCGCTCGCGGCGTGGCCCGAGGCCCGAGGACGCGTGACGCTGACGCAGGCGAACGTCGCAGCCCCGACCGCGCAGATCACCGCGACGGCCGCGTCGTGGGGCGGTCTCCCGTTCGCGCAGTTCCCTGCGTCGGGCACGAGCGTCGTGCTCGGTGCGCCGGCGACAGCGGGGCCGTCCGGGGCCGCTGCGCGCACGTTCGCGGTGCTGGTCTCCTCGGTGCCCAACTGGACCACCGCAGGGAGCGCTGCGCAGAACGTCGGGGGGTGGGGCAGCGCGGGCTCGAACTGCGCGTTCACCATCCGCGCGAACGCGAGCGCGTCGAACATCACCGGGATGAGCTTCTACGGCACCGATCCCGCGGGGTCGGGCGCGTACCCGTCCTCCTCGACGCCGACCGTGCTGTACGCGGTCTACACGGGCACGCAGTACGCGCTCTACCAGACGCCCGTGGGTAGCGCGTCAGAGAGCACCTCCGTCGCGCTGACGACGCTCGCTGTCACCACCACCGCGGGCGCTCTGCCGGGCGGCATCTCCGCGGTGTTCGGGTTCGTGCTCGGCGCGCACAGCTACTCGCGCAACGTGGAGTTCTTCCGCGGGCGGTTGCACGGCGCGTGGGTCTACGACCGCGCGCTCGATGCGACGGCGCGCGAGGCGCTCCGGGCCGCGCTCGCGACGAGGTACGGGTCGTGATGCGCGCCATCGTCGCCCGCGCGCTCTGGTCCGCCGTCGTCCTCGCGACCGTCGCGCTTCACGCGGCGCGGCGCGCGTGGAGGGCGTGGTGATCGTCCCCGAGTGGGTCGTCGGCCTCGTGGCGAGCGCGATCATCGGTGCGCTCGGCTGGGCCGTCGTCGTCGGGCGACGTGCGCAGCGACAGGACGCCGACGGTGCAGCCGTAGGGGACGCGACGCGCGCGGTGCAGCGGCACGAGGTGACGGACGCGACGATGTCGCAGACCATCACCACCATCGCGCGCGGCGTCGAGCGGATGGAGGCGCGGCTCGATCGACTCGCAGAGGGGCACGCCGAGAGCCGCGAGGCGCGGGTGCGCGCGGACGCGGAGCTCGCCTCCCTGCGCGAGACGCAGGCCCGCGCAGAGGCGCGTCTCGACGCCATCGACGCACGCATCTCCCGCGTGGACGAGTCGCACACGACCGCGCGCCATGCGCTGCGCACGGAGATCCAGGGGTGGGTCACGGCGGGGATCTCGGACGCGATGGAGGTGCTCCGTGTGCTCGCCACGACACGCGACGGAGGTGCGGATGCGCGCCCACGTGCTCCTCGTCGAGGATAGCGACGACCTCGCGGTCATCGCGTCGGCGGCGCTCGATCGCGTCGCGCTGGTGACGCGCGTGCGGACCGACGACGCGGCGCTCGCGATGCTCGGCGCCGTGCTGCCCGACGCGGTGGTGACGGACCTGCGCGGCGTGACCGCGGGGGTGTCCCCCGTGGACTACGTGGCGTCGCTGCGCGTGCGCCTCGACGCGGCGGCGCTGCGCGTGCGCGCGAAGTCCCCGCCCATCGTGCTCACCAGCGCGCTGGACCCCGACGCACAGCGCGCCATCGCGCGCACGCTCGTCGGCGTCGTCGCGCTTCCCAAGCCTTACGGCCCGCGCGCGCTGCGCGATGCCGTGCTGTCTGCCACCGCGCCCACGAGGCGCACGGAGTCTATCGAATGAACGTCAAGGACATCATCGCGTGGTGCATCGCGCACCCCGAGCTCGCGGTCGTCGCCGCGGGCGCGCTGCTCTCGATCCCCGGCGCGGTCTACGCGCTGGTGAAGACGGCCTACCAGGCCATCACCGGGCGCCCCGCGAAGGGCTCCGCGTGGACCGTCCTCGACGTCGTCGTCGAGGTGCTCCCGAACCTCCCGGGCGCGATCAACCGCGCCGTGCGCGGGGCGGGGCTCCCGTCGATCTTCGCGCCGCCCGCGGCCCCTCCGTCGGCGCCGTCGAAGGTCCCCGCGAGCATCGCCCCGACGGGGGGCGCGTGATGGGGACCGGCGCAGAGATCCGGCCCGGTGAGGGCCTCGCGCGCGTCGGGCTGCGGCTCGCCGCGCTGGTGATCGTGGTGGGCGTCGTCGGCGCGGTGACGTGCGGGTGCCCAGCGATCCGCGAGGGCGTCATGCGCGTCACCCCCGGCGTGCCCGATCCGAACGGCTGCGCCGAGGGCACCGCCGCGTGCATCGCCACCGACGCCGGGATGGTCCCCGCGCAGTGCGACAACACGCACCGCATGTGGCCCACGCTCCCGCGCCGCGCGGACGGCACGCGCCGCACCTGCGTCGCGGAGTGCGTCGTGCGCGACGAGCCCGACGCGGGGCAGACCGCCCGCTGCGTCGGACCCGATGGAGGTGTGCGGTGATCCCCTCGCAGAAGCTCCCGCCCATCCCCGCGGACCTCGCCCTGCGCGCCGTCCGCGAGCTCGCCGCCGCCGCGGACGTGGAGCTCGTGCTCCCTGGCGCGCCGGAGCGCGAGGCCGTGCTGCTGGCGATGGCCGCGGTGCACGCCCTCGACGGCTCCGGCTGGGCGCTGGACTACGCCCGCGAGCACGTCTCCGTGACGCTCCCCGGCGCGGGGCCCGCGCTGGACCTCATGGCGATGATCCCCGTCGCCGGGCCCATCCTCGCGAGCGTCGCGGGGCGCTTCCGCCGCACGTCGGTGCACCTCTCCCCGTCGGCGCTGCGCGACGGCGTGACGCTGCTCGGGACGTGGCAGCACGAGGCCGGGCACGTGGGCGACATCCGCAACGGCGGGCTCATGTGGTGCGTCGCCTACGGGCTCGTGCCGAACGTGCGCGCGGGGGCGGAGGCCCCCTGCTACGCCTCGGACATGGCCCACCAGGTCGCCCTCGCCGGGGCCTCGGTGGACAAGGTCGAAGCGGGCGCCCTCGGCGCGCTCGCGAACTACGGGCTCGACGAGCCCGCGCTGCGCCTCGCGCGCTCGCTCGTGCACTCCAACGCGGAGACCCTTCGCGCGGGAGAGGACCCGGGCGGCATCGTCGCCGACTCCCTCGCGGCGCTGCGCGCCGTCGGGTGGCAGGGATGACTCCCGTGGACCCGCTCGCCACGACGCAGCCCATGTCGCGGGTGCTCGCGCCGGGGCTCGCGGTGACGTGGTACGAGCTTGCGCGCGACGTGCCCTATGAGGTGCTCGACTGCGCGGACATCGTCGTGATGCACACCACGCCGGATCGCTCCGACGTGGACAAGGCCCGCACCCTGCGCGCGCTCGGGAAGCGCGTCTGGATGGCGGCGCCGGGCAACCCCCTCGCGGACCGCTCGAAGTCCTCGCGCTTCGTGCTCGACACCCTGCGCGCGTGGGCGGACGTGATCCGCGAGGCGGGCGTCGAGGTCTTCGAGATCAACGCGGAGGGCCCGAGCTCCCCGAAGTCCACCGTCCACTGGAAGCCCGTCGACGCCTCCGACCGGGTGCGCCTGCGCGAGCGCGCGAGGCTCATCCTCGCGGAGCTCTCCGCGGCGCTTCCGGGCGTCACGCTCGCCTTCACCTCGCACGACTACGGCGAGGGGCACGCGCTCACCTGGGATGCGTGGCTCGGGCCGCAGTCGCCGGTGACGCTGCACCGGCCGCAGCACTATCCCGCGGACAAGGCCCTCGGCGAGATCCGATGGCGCACCCTCGCGGGCCGGATCGACACCTCCCGCGCGCAGTGGGGCCGCCTCGCGCGCCAGGGCATCGTGCGCCCCGAGCTCGTACCCGGCGCCGGCGGGTGGTCCCCCTACCTCCAGGGCTGGGGTCACACCGTCGGCGCCACGTGCTGGGGGCTCGACCAGGCTCCCCTCGCGGGCCTGTGGGCCTGCCCCTCGTCGTGGGACGCCAGCGGCACGCTGGCCCTGCGCGCGATGCGCATGATCCGCGACGAGGTCGGGCACGCGCCCGGCGCCGTCGCGCGGTGGCAGCGCGCCCACGACATCGAGGCCGACGGGATCGTCGGCGCCGCCACGCTGCGGGCCCTGGGGCTCGCGTGACCCGCGCCGCACACGCGCTCGTCGGGGTCCTCCTCGGGCTCGTCGTCGCGTGGGTCCTCGGCCGCGGGTGCGAGCTCGCGGCGGATGCGACCGCACCCGGCGACGTGGTGCGCGTCGGCCGCTGACCGGACTGGCGCTTCACCGCGCAGCGGCAGTCCCCACCCTCGTGCCCTCCCTGCGCCCCCGTGCCGCAGCCGCGGCCCGGTCCCATCCCCCACCGCCTCGACGCGCCCCCGCGACCCTCGTGGTCCGCGTGCTATCCTGCGTCCGCGGCGCCGTCGGGGTGATCGGTGACGGTCGTGCGCTGGACGCCCCGGTCCAGCGGCGTCGCACCATAGTCGCGCGAGGGGGCGCGGATCTGACGCGGGCTACGCGGCCAGCGCCACGAGGTCCACATCCCGCGGGTCGAGCCCGCGCTCACGCGCCCATGCGGCGCGCTGCACGGCCTCGCAGATGGCGAGCTCGCCCGCGGTGTCGTCGTCGAGCGTGCGGGTGTCGGTGATGGCCTCGGTCCAGGGGGTGTCCATGCGCCCGAGGGGAGCACGGCGCGCGGGCGCCGTCCTCTTGCGCCGCCGCGCTGGCGCTCTGCTCATCGGTGGACACGCGGGTGTAGATCGCAGCGCGGGACATCATCGCTCCGGGGTCGTGCGGTCGTTGGCGGGCGCGGGCGAGGGGCGACGCAGGGCGTACCACAGCAGCAGCTCCGCGAGCGCGTTGACGGCTCGCTCGCGCCGCTCGGCGCGGTCGGGCTGGGAGCGCGCGGGGTCAGCCACGGGACGCCTCCGTCTCCCCCGCGAAGATCGCCCCGACGCGCGCGCTCACTCGACCCTCCGGTATCCTGCACGACGCCCGGGGCACTCAGCACCCGGCAGATCGTCGTGGTCATCGGCTACGCCGCAGTGGGGGCAGCGTCGCGCGTGCTCCGCGCGAAGCTCTGCGGCGAGGCTGGTGAGCGCGTCGACCGGGCTCGACGCGCCCTCGCAGCGGATCTCGGTGTCGTCGTTGCGGCCCGCGCTCCACGTGCCGTCCTCTTCGCGGTAGAGCCGCACGGCGCCGTACGGCCCGCGTCCGTAGTACGGCTGCGCGGCTTCGACGGCGTCTAGCAGGGCGACTCCGAGGGCTGCATTCCCCGCGTCTGCGTCGGGGAGGTCGAGCTCGACACGCGCGTCGCCGGAGAGCATCGCGTCGAGGCGCACGCGCACGGTGTTTCCCTCGCGCTCTGCTTCACCGACGCGCACGCG